TAAATTAAATCCTCCATTTGAACTTAAGTTTCCAGCAATACCACTTCCAGTAATACCACCACCACCACCAGCGTTTTCATCTGTAGCTCCTACACCTCCAGCTAATTCTGCTTTACTTGCTAAAAGAATATCTCCATAATATAATCCAGCACCACCACTATCACCACCACTTTGATTGTAATTAGGTCCGCTAGGATTAAATTGACCTCCTTCACCACCTCCGGCAATCATTGAACCAGTACCATTTTCTTTTAATGGGCCTAACCATACTTTAACTAATGTTTCAGTACCATTTTGTCCAACTTTTGTGCCAGCGTTAGAACCTGTACCACCTGTACCTATTGAAAGGATATCATAAGATACATTTGGAATTAATAAGAAATCTTTTTGTAAGAATCCACCAGCTCCACCACCGCCACCAGCTACATTGTAACCAGCACCAGGGTTTGTAGAACCGCCACCGGCTCCACCTCCACCACCTAAAACAATAATAGATACATCAAATGATGGAATCTTATTAATCCATGCAGATGCAGTTATATTATATGAAGATGTGTAAGCAGATTCAGTATATGATATAATACTACCAGAATCATATCTCATAGAAGATGTTCCAGCAGGAGTTATATCTAATGATGTAGTTGGGTAAGTACGAACTTGATATATTGGGTATGTACCACTTTCAGTTATATCGTTTTGAAAATTAAATGCGTAATTAGTTTGTAATGTATCTACTTTAGATGCTGTTAAACCATTAGATAATAAACTTACATTTTGGTCTATTACAGTTGTATCAACATTAACATCTTTAATTATATTAAATTGAGTTGGTACAGTATACATTGAATAACTATCAGCGTTTGAACCTGTACTTAATACATTCAATCTTGCATTCCAAATATTACCTTTATTCATTATCACACTTGCTGTAATATTATAAGGATTATTATTTGATGCAGTAAATGATGCTGATATTGTTTGTAAGCCAGGTGTAGTTTGATTAAGTATCAATGATGAAGTTGATATTCCAGCATTAGGAATAATAATACTCATCGTTGTTGAACCAGTTGCATCGTTTAATACACTTGCTGAAAGCGAAGATGTAATGTTTAATGCATATTGGTTATTAAATGAATTTATTGTAGAACCAGTTACTTGTGGTAACGCTACTAATGATTCATTTCTATTTTTTACAATATTAAATGAAGCAGTAAATCCGTTCACATTTCCTGTATCAGTAGATGGAGATTGATTTATTGCTTTCCAATTAATTATTGGGTTGTATATATTTCCTTTTGTATGAAATATTCTTCCATCAGTATAGAATCTAAAAAATTCAGATGCTGAATATTCATTTAATATTACACTACCTGTATAGCTTGGATTATTAAAAATATCCAATGCTGATGCACTTATAGCTGCAAAGTAATATTGATTTACTGATACTGGGTCATAAGTTATACCTGATGTAAGTAAACTCATTGTAGTTGAACCTGTTATAGGCCAATTACTACCAGTCATACTAGCTGTTACTGGAAACTGAGCATCAGTTGTAAAATCTCCACTATTATCATTAGATACCTGAATACAGTTTGAATTAGGTGCATTAATGCTCATTGTAGCAAATCCTAATTCACCTAAATCAGTACTATCAGAAGCACTAGCGAATGATGCAAAAGTCCAATTAATAGGAGGTCTTACATCCTCATTCTTCTTCTCTTGTTGAAGTGGTGAGTTTATATTAAGGTTGTAATTTAGCATTACTTTATTTTATTTATTATCTTAAAGCCACTACATTGTTTGCAGTAGATGATGCACTAACAGCAGTAAATATACCAGGTAAAAATCCTGATGCTGATACTAATGTTAAAACTGAACCATCCCATGTCTTAGCTACTAATGTACCAGTATTTCCAACATATAATCCACCTGCTACAAATCCAAATTGAGGATTGTCAGGAGTTGCATTATTAAAAGTTGAACCAGAAGTAAATGTTACGGCTGCACCACCTACGAATTGTGGGTTAGTGATATACGAATTTTGAGTTTCTAATTTCATATTATTTGTTTATTTTATTATTTAACAATTATGTATTAAGATGTATTGATTAATTGAAAGTTACTGTTTGTGATGCATTAGCTACAGTTATTACACTAACCTTATTTGCTGCAACAGTAGTTGTAGTTTGTGTAACACCTCCAGTAAATGTTGCTGATAATGTAGATGGATATCTTAGTATTACTACACCACTACCACCATTACCAGTTGTTGCCCCAAGTCTTTCTCCAGCTCCTCCACCACCACCGGTGTTTGCAGTACCATTACTACCAGTTGTATTATTACCATTACCTCCACCTCCTGTTCCTCCAGTTGATATATAAGCGGATTGTGTTGAACCGCCTCCACCTCCTGCTCTATATGTAGGTGTACCTGTTATATTACTTTGTACACCAATACCTCCATTGCCATTTGGAGATGAATTAGCACCACCATTATTACCAACGGCTCCAGCGCCTCCACCACCACCGCAAGTTTCATTAGTTGGTGTATTACCACCTGCATATCCTTGATTAGCACTTCCGGAACCTCCATTAGCACCACCACTAAAAAGTCCACCACCACCGCCTCCAGAGCCACCAATACTTCCAGTACTAACTAATACTCCACTTATATAACGGCCTCCGCCACCACCTCCAATTGAAGTGATAGTTGCGAATACAGAATTACTGCCATTGGTGCCTTGTGTGAAATCAGCAACAGGAGCAATACCACCAGCTCCTACTGTTACTTGATATGGTACACCTTTAATAATATAAAATGCAGCTTCAGCTGAATTTCCACCTCCAGAACTTTCACCTACTACATTACATCTATAGCCTCCAGCTCCACCACCGCCTGCATGAAAGTCATTACTTCCAGCACTTCCACCACCAGCTATAACTAAATATTCTATTGGAATTTCAGTTTTTTGTAAAACATCATCCATTCTTTGTGAACCTAACATCACATCATTTATTAAAGTATTTCCTAAATAGACTATTTGCATATTAATTAAGGTTTTATAAATCCATATTCTGTCCCTATATCTCCAATGTCAGGAATTGGTGTAGGTGTTGGGTATCCTACTCTTTCCAATGTTGCACCTTCAACAGGTATTGGTTCACCTGATAATACATCAAATTGTATTATATCAATTACTACATTATCTAATTTTACTGCGTATGTTCCTACTGCCATAATTTTATATTTTAAGGTATTACTATTGATGATGGTAAAGTATATGTTGCTCCTATCGAACCTGTATATCTTGCTACACCTTTTGTTACTCTATAATCTTGGAATAACGTTGGAGATTGTGTTGCTCCTGACCAACCACATATTTGATGTGCTGCAGAAGTTCCACAAGCATTAGCAGCGTTTGTGAATGTAAAGCTTGCTCTAATTGTTCCATTAACACCACCAATCCAAGTACTTCCACTTCTACATAGGAATATGTGATACCATGTACCATTTGCAATCGCAAGCCCATTGTAATCTCCTAAATTTTCATTAAAAGCTGCGTTTTGTCCAACCCATCTCCAATATCCTGCCGATGACCATCCAAAGAATCCCCAACCTGCATTATACTTAAATCCCATCCAACTATCTGATGAACCAGATGTTCTTTGCATCCATCCTTCTATTGTAAAATTAACGTTGGCACCAAAATCTATATTAGCAACATTACCTGTAATAGCACCATAGTTAGTACCATTAGGTCTACTCATTGATGTTGTATATCCGGTAAAATTAGTAGTTGCTGAAGTAACTTGTCCAGTTCCTGTTAGTGGCATTTGAGCATTTGTTAATGATGTACCACCATTAATATACCCACTTATATCACTTCTATAATCAGTTTGTCCAAATGTAGAACCAAATTGAGTTCCAGGTATTGCTACAGTTACTGAACTTGCATATACATCACTTCTTATTGTAGCGCCTGCTATTGCAGCCGCGGTTAAAGGTTCTCCAAAATAACTAAATGGTTGTATTATCATATTATATAAACTTTTTACTTGCTACTAAAAATACATTTGAAGTATCTAATGCTACGAATGTTAATATATCAGTTTGATTTGAACCCGATGTTACAACGTATGCACTTCCGCTTATCTGTCTAACATTACTACTAAACGATGCGGTTGCTACTAATGCTGGTAATGAAGCAACAGCGGTATTCATTTTTAATATTGCAGTCTCACCAGGTTTTGGATTTGTTACATTTATATGGAATGAGCCAGATGCTGAGCTAGTAAAGTAATTACCTAAATTAAAGTTTATACTCATTGTTGCCGATGCAATTGGTGCTGATACAACATTCATATCTACCGAACCGGTAATACTTAACGAACCAGTTATACCTAAAGAGCCTGTTATTAATGCACTTCCAGTAAATGGAAATGCAGTACCAGCAGCTCCAGCAGTACCAGAAGTACCACTACTTCCAGCTGTAAGATTACTTCCACTAATCACATACATTGTATTTTGATTAGTTGTATTTGCTGCTAATAGTGCCCCATAAGATGAACTATCTAATGTTACAACATAATCAATTCTTGGTACATTTGTGTAATTATCAGTTACGTTATTTATTATACTACCACTACTTCCCAAATATTTGAAATAGTTTACCATTGAACCAGTAATTTCTAAAGAACCAGTCACTCCTAAAGAGCCTGTTATTTGTGCACTGCCAGTGAATGGGAAACCAGCTCCGCTAACACCAGAAGTTCCTGATGTACCATTTGTACCAACTGCTCCGCTTGTTCCTGAAGTTCCAGAAGTTCCGCTACTACCATCTAATCCGTTAATTCCTGATGTTCCGCTACTACCAGCTACTCCATTAATTCCTGATGTTCCGCTTGTACCAGAAGTTCCTGATGTGCCAGATGTTCCTGAGCTTCCATTTATTCCTGATGTGCCAGATGTTCCTGAGCTTCCATTTATTCCTGATGTACCACTTGTACCTGATGTTCCACTACTACCATCTAATCCATTTATACCTGAAGTTCCTGAAGTTCCACTTGTACCCGAAGTACCACTACTACCCGAACTTCCATCTAATCCATTTATTCCCGATGTACCACTACTTCCATTAACTCCAGATGTTCCTGAAGTACCTGATGTTCCACTTGAACCATTTGTACCATTGATACCAGATGTTCCAGAACTTCCAGAAATACCGCTTGTTCCGCTAGTACCACTAGTTCCTGATGAACCATCACTTCCATTTATTCCTGATGTTCCTGATGAACCAGAAATTCCAGAAGTACCGCTTGTGCCACTACTTCCTCCCGTACCATTTATTCCACTAGTCCCAGCAGTTCCAGAAGTACCTGATGTACCTGATGGAGTTTGTGCTACAATTAATAATAATTCGTGATTATTACTAAATGAGTAAGAACCAGTTACAAATGTAGCTGGGAATGTCCAATATGAGTTAGGTGCTGCTTCAATACCAGTACCGAATTGCCATCTTTGGAAATTGTTTGAATTATTCAAATCTTGCAATATTACCTGAGAACCTGATGGGATTAATCCTAAGAACACATCTACATCGTATCCATCTTTTGTTAAGTGAGATACATTAATTTGAGATGATGAAACTTGCGTTGCATTATTCCATAAGATATAGCTGTTACCAGGGTTACCTGATATATCATTTGTATTTGCTTTATAATCAAAGAATGTATTAGATTGTCCATCTTGTCCGCTTGTACCATTTGAACCATTTATACCAGATGTTCCTGAAGTACCCGATGTACCACTACTGCCGCTTGTACCGCTTGTTCCAGAAGTTCCATTGCTACCATTTACTCCAGAAGTACCTGAAGTTCCACTAGTCCCAGATGAACCTGAAGTACCAGAAGTACCTGAAGTACCATCCGTTCCTTTTTGTGCTAATAAATTCCAATAAAGAATTTGTGTAGCTGGATTCTCATTTAAGCTAACATTTATTGCAATATATGATGAACCATTGTATTCTACTATATCATTAATTGCGTAAGTTGTACCACTATTCCAAACACCTTCCCAGTTTAATCCTAATCCAGATGTACCACTTGTACCAGAAGTACCCGAGCTACCACCACTACCTGCTGTACCATTCGTACCGCTAGTTCCAGAAGTGCCACTTGTACCTCCACTGCCCGCAGTACCATCAGTTCCAGAAGTTCCCGATGTGCCAGATGTACCTCCACTGCCCGCAGTTCCGTTAGTTCCGCTTGTACCAGAAGTGCCACTGCTACCACCACTACCGGCAGTACCATCAGTTCCAGAAGTACCACTACTTCCACTAACACCAGAAGTTCCTGATGTTCCGCTTGTACCAGAAGTTCCGCTCGTACCACTACTTCCTGAACTTCCACTAACACCAGATGTTCCTGATATTCCTGATGTCCCGCTTGTTCCAGAAGTACCTTCACTACCACTTACACCAGAAGTACCTGAAGTACCTGATGAACCTGCAGTTCCACTTACACCTTGCGAACCATTTGTACCAGAAGTGCCACCTGTACCAGAAGTACCCGAAGTACCACCTGTACCAGATGTTCCTGATGTAGCTGCATTATAAGATGTACCATTTATTATTAAATCACCTAATATAGAGAATGAACCCGTTATACCACTACTACCCGTAATGAATTGTGAACCTGAGAATACGTTTGAACCAGTTGTTGCTAATCCAGATGTATTTGCATATATGTTAGCAGTTGAACCCGTTACATTTACTTGAATTGTAGGTCCAACAAAGTTTAGCGTTGTAGCTGAACCTTGCGATACACCTTCATCTCTGATTACAACACCACTACCGGATAATACTAATCCATCCACCTGTGCTTCTAGCATTGCTAAGCTAGCACTCATCGATGCTGAATCTATGTTATATGAATTTTCATCCACTAAGGAATCAATCATATCGGTATTGAATCCTCTTAATATTGATGGAGTAATAGCCCCTACATTATTATTTGGGAAATCACTTGCGTTTTCTGCTGCTAATTGTTGTTTACTTAATTGAGACATCTCTTATTTATTTGTATATATTTATATATTACCTATATCAAACCCACTACTGAAACCACTGCTGAAAGCTCCTCTTTGTACCGGTGAACCTTGAATGTTACCAATACCTTGTGCTTGTAATGCGCCATTGCAACATTTTATATCGTATCTATCTTCGTTTAAACATAGACAACCTCTGCGTGAATTCTTTGGTGATGACCTTCCTCTTGTAGGTCCAAAATAAACACCTGAATTCTT